TCCTTTCTCCACAACCTCTTGGCCGTTATAGATTTTCATCTTGGTCATAGGATCAACTTTATTTGAAGGCTTAAGTCGAGTCAACACCGAAAACATTGCTGCCACTTCTAAAGTGTGGGGTGCAATATGTGCGTCGAAATCCGACTCATCAAGCATTTTTTTATAAATCTTTTGCTCTTCACTTACTTCGAGGCAGTAAGGTACATTAACCCTGACGATTCTGTCTAGAATAGCCTCGTTCGTATTTTCTGATTTAAACTTGATCCACTCTGCCTCATTACAGTGTGCTAGAATAACACCATCAAAGTAAATCATAGCACCTTTACCGGGGGATGGGACCGCCTTCTCTTGCGTTGCAGTAATCATCGTGTGTAAGAATTCAATTTCGTTTTTGAAAACCTCTACGAACTCAACAATTCCACGATTTCCTACGTTAAAGGCTCCGTTTAGGCTTAGAGCGCGAGGGTCATCTTCCGGATAGAGGTCTAATTTTGAAATGTCTTCTGACCCTACTAGGATGCTTGTGTCCTGCGTGTTTGCATCCATAGGGGGCACGACTCCAATACCTCGACGACCACGAATAGAAAATGTTGTCTCTTTGACGGGGAAGTTCATATAGTCGCCATCGAATTCTTCAAGTAAGCGGTGACGACATACGGGACATAAATCTCCCTCAATCTTCATTCCGTACAATTCTTGGAATTGGTCGCGTAAACTTCTAGGTATCAAGTGTGCCGGCTCTTCATTAATGGGACAACCATCGAGAGCATACATGGGGCCGCTATCCTCTAGTGCTCTCTTAATGTGTTCTACAAGAGCTGATTTGCCCGCACCAACTGGGCCTAATAATAAGAGAACCTGGCGGCTTTCCTCGCCCTTCATAGATGCGGAATGCAGGTATCTCATAATTTTGGCTAATGATCTTTCCATTCCAAAAAACTTGCTCTGGAAATAGTCATAAGTCCTTAGTGATTCGCCGTTGAAAAGGTTAGAACATCGAACGTCCTCTTCGGACATTCTAGTAACACCTTTGCCAGTAATGGTGGTGTACAATCTTTTGTGCGCCAACTGAGCAATCTTCTTATCTTTTTCTAGCAACTCTAAATAATCAGAGAAAACACCAGAAAACTTCTCCCTCTTGCTGCTTTTTTTGTGTTTTTCAGCAATTTCCAAAAATTTGTTAGTTTTTGATTTTTTAGTCATTTTAAAATTCCCATATCTCATCCTCAATGAGTGTTATAAATTCTACGTTATCATTCCACAAATAGCATATGTGGTCATAAACCTTGTTTGCGTGCGACAGTTCCAAATCTCGCCCGTCATGTTCATGTTTGATAAAAAGTGTGTTGGTCTTTTTTTCGTAATCCTCGACATAAACAACAGGAACTCCATTTAGCCCTACGTTACTAATTAGACCGTCGCGGACGCTTTTCCACCCTTCTTTGTCAGAAATTTCTTTAATTGAGAAATTTCCCGAATGTCTGTCTTTGGAATAATTAAACAAATTAAGATCAGCGCACACTTTTTCATCTAGGTATTTACGAATGAATGACTCGTCGTCGTGCGTCTCCCTAACCAAAAGACACTCTTCAAAGCCATATTCTTTTTCTATTTTCTTAAAGAGGGTGTACCCCAAGTGATAGGGGTTCACTCTACCCACGATAGGCCTAACAACTTGATTGTGAGTTTTTAGAAAGGCTAAATGATATTTATCTGGTAATTCTAAATCGTACATGATTTTTTCGTGGATAAGAACCGCCCAGCCTTCATTCATGATTTTAGTCTGTGCTTGTGGTACGAAATATTTTGACCTCCTCTCAACCATTTCTATCAAATCTCTTTGCCAGTCTTCTAAGTCTCTAGCGTTATTTCTTATAAAGCCCAGCAAATTATAATCTTTTTGAACTAGTCCTATTGAAAGATCTAGTTTTCCTTGTGTTTTTCTAAAAAGATTCTTTCGAGCATCGTCTTCGCTCAGCCTGGCTATTCCAGGTGTTCGGGGAATTTGGTACTGTATGGCATGACAGGCATCCAAAATCTTCTCTACTTTATCAATACCGATATCCGGGTCTTCGATGTATTGTTGCACCCTCTTTCCAGCGGCTTTAAACCTAGCAATAACGTTATCTGGATCAGTGTGGGTAAACATTCTATTGTTTTTGAAAAAGTCAGAGTGGCCGACGCAGTGGGACATTGTTAGTAAATGAGTACTCATAGGATTTTCAAGCATTAAGTATGCAATTGACGGGTTTGAATTAATAATCATCTCATATGGAAGGCCTTCCATGCCCAAATTGTAGCGCGTGATAGTTCTCTCGAATGATTTACCGAAAGACCAATGACGATAGTGAGTTGGTAGGCCAGTATATGCCATCGCGCCTATCATTTCTCTGTAATTTAGTATTTCATACTCAATAGGGAACCAATCAAGGTTGTACTTCTCTTTGGCAATCTTGCATATTTTGTCGTCCCAATCTTGCAATTCTTTAACCGACCAGTCTTTCATTTTTTCCCTCCAAACAAGACCTTAAAAGAAGGCCAGATGTGATTTGGCTTTGTAATTCTAACTCTTTTAAAGCTGTCATCAGTTATGGGGCTTAATTTTTTCCACAAAGTGGTGGCTTCGCTTTGATTATAATTAAATGACTTGCTCAATATTCCATAAGTATTTTCAACCGGAAAGGCTGTAGGGTCTATTTCTGCGTAGCACATCATCTGATTCACTTCTTTTAGTTCTCTAAAGAGATTTACTGTTTTTTCGTCATCGAAACTCCAGTTTTCTCCATCCCCAGAGTAAAAAGTATATATATTCCAGCTGGAAGGATGATATCTTTTTGAAATAATATCTTTTGTGAGCTGTAGAGCGGAAGACATTACTGTGCCACCCATTGTACCTCTCTTAAAAAAGTCGTCTTCATTAACTTCTTTCGCATCTGTTGAGTGTGAAATAAATACTACTTCCACATTGTCGTACTTATATCTCAAAAACTGATATAAAAGAAAATAAAAACTACGGGCCATGAATTTCTTGTCTTTACCCATGGAACCCGAAACATCCATTAAAAAAAATATTACTGCTGAATTATTCTCCTGGGGCTTCAACTTAGTATGCTTGTATTTTAAATCATCTTCATGAAATGGAAAACGTTCGTCAGACTCTGGATCGTAGGCCCCAGATGCAATGGCCATCTTTTTTCTTCTAATTTTTCTTTTGATTGTTTCTTTTTTAGATAATCTAGAGCGCATGCCTTTTTTGCGAAAGCCGCTACGTTTTGGTTTGTGTGTTTTGATAAGCCTAAAGCGTTTTTTCTCCAAGTCAGGGAGTTCCAAGTCTTGAAAGAGGTACTCGGCTAATTCGTCCAGAGTGACTTCTACATCATAATATTCTTCACCAGCTTTGTCAGAACCTTTTTTGCCTTGAGCTTTTTGTTTTTGGCCCCCTTTTCGTAAAACTTGGCCTCTTTTTATTTTTTTATCACCTGCAGAGCCCGTCTTTTGATTGTTTTCGTTGTCTCCGTATACAAAATGATATTCTTTTATTCCTTTGACGGGAATTTTAATCTTTTTCTTTCCGTCTTGGCCGATGATAGACTCATCAGCTATTACGTCTTTTATACCTTCTTTAATCGCTTTATCGATTTTCTCTTTATGGCGCTTTCTATCTGCAGCCGAACGGTCTGCATTAGACTTATGTTCCCTAAAAATACTCAATTTAGACTCCAAAGTGAGAAGTGATGGCCGAGAGAAATACTACAACTAGGCTGTCACCAGGATGTAGTTCATAATTAGTTATTATTTGGTTAGTCTCATTAATATAGAAATCGCCGGCTCCTTCCACAGTAGTAAGTAGTTGCAACATGCCGTTTAGGAACACCATAATGGTGTCCGCCTCAAGAACTTGGCCTTCGGGAATAGAGAAAAAGTCATTAACACTGGTTCCTGACGATATAGTGCTCGCCAATAAACCAGAGGTAGGGGAAGCAGAATCTTCTGCGCCATGAACAATCTTGGCGGCTGAAGTGTATGGGTTAGCAGACTCGGAGCCAGATGCGGGACTACCTTCATCGCCAGAAGGAGAAGCGGCTGTTCCAGTGATTTGAGCATTGGCAATGGCTGCGTCCTGGATTCTCGTGTCCAGTACTTCAAAATCCAACAAACCTTTACGAGTTCTGACACACTTAGCCATAATTTGAAAAAGGTGGTCTACTTGGCCAAAAAGGGGCCTATCTTCTGTCAAAGTCACAATCTCGTAAAAAGTATGACCATATTGAATATAATCACCTTCTCTAATATAGGTATTTTGGTCTTCGTGCAGTCTTCTTTCGTGAAATTTGACATTAATTGTGTGCATTTTATCTAGACCAAAATTCTCTGTTGTAGTTTCTATTGCTTCAAAGTCAACCAACACATATACTCTTATTGGCGGCAAGAAACACTTTTCTATGGCTTCTCCATAAAGAGGGTGAAAATTGGTGTACTCCATTGAAACAGGTAAATATAGTACCGGCTGGCCAACAACTCTTTCTAATAGTTCATCATTAACTTGTTTTACTAAGTTTCGCTCTTTTTGCCCTAAGAACAAGGGAGGAGGAGGGTTGGTTGGTCTGGTCCATTTATTGTCTGCCATCTATTACTCCTTTTTATCTCCGAAAATTACTCTTTCTCGAACGATTCTTAATTCTGCCGCAGATTCTCGAATTGTCATTTTTGGCTGTTCATCATTCTTATCTGATCCCATCAAATATCCAAGAACTTTTAGGTTAATAGAGGTTGTAAATTTTCTTTCTTCATCGGACAAATTTGCTGTATTATTTTCCAAACCAAAATCTCCATCTACAAAACCCTCAAACCTGTGACCTTCGTTATTCATAAAAAAGTTATTTATTTGGCCAGTGTAAGCCAAGAATGGGGTCACTATTTCATTCATCTGCTGTTGATATTCGGTATTGACAGTTAACTTATAACTCATAACCACATAAGTGGGCAAAGGCATAGTAATTGTTTCATATACGGCTTTGTCGCTTTTATAAGGAAAAGTTTGCTGGTCAAACAATCTTTTTGCATCAGCGTTTTTAAAATTTGCAGTTTTTTCTTGTTGAAGTCTCCTGGCCACGGTAATGGCTCCACCTTTAGCATCATTTTGACGAGGGATGTGAGACCATGCCACACCTTTCATATTGGGGTCTTTAACCACCGAAGTTCTTTCGATACTAATAACGGGTAGAGTGAAGACATCGCGATTTCTTAATTCTTTTTTATCCTTTATTTGATAAGCTCTTTCTGCCATAGACCAAATAAGAGGTACCTTTTTCCACCCTTCATTTGTTGTGCAAAAAATGTCCAGCTCTTCGTTTAACCAATTAAACAAGGCAACGTCCACCGTTTCAATAGTAGAAGGCATGAATTCCACCTCTCTCAGGGCGGGGTTTTCTATCTTGTTTCCATTTTTATCAAAGTACGGTCGGAAACCATCGTATGTATCTTCTCTACTGCTCATATTTTATCCTTGGAAAATGATCAACGGAACGCGCTTTTGAACATCATTAGTGGCATCTGTTTTTTCGGCATCCTTCTTAGATAGTTCGACATATGTTAATTCATCCAAAATAGTCTTAAGTTCTTCTCTAAGCTTTTCCTGCTCCTCTTTCGCCTGACTTAGCAGAGCATCAGCATTTAAATTGACTGATTCTCCCGGTATCGGAATGGTCTGGAACTTTCCTCTAATTTGCGCCAAAGTCTCTTTTGATAAAGCTAATGCAAAGCGCCTAATCCACTGTTTACCAATAGCATTGATATTTTCATATGGGATATTATCAAAAGGAAGTGTGTTCATGTTGTTAATTCCGCTAATGCCCGTATCTGTTGTTCCTGTCTCTTCCCACGCATCAGGTATAATAGAAAAATCAACCCACATAAATCTATAATCTGAAACAAGATCTGGAGCGGGGAAGATTCTCAAATGATTATCTTTAAGTTCATAAGAGTAATGGGATAATCTAGTATAAATATTGTCTTCATAAGCCATGGCTTGAAGTTTGTTTTGCCAAGTTGGAATTATTTCGAAAGTAGAATCGTCAGTATATTGACCATAATAATTCAAATTACCTACCACATTCAAACCACCGAAATAGCCAAAGAATCTCCACATTGCATTTGGTGTTTTATAATATACTTTTTTAATTATTACTCTCTTGTCTCCGACGATACCAGCATATGCTGCAGCTCCGCCGGAAGGATCTGTGCCGGTTGCTGAAGATCCCGAAATAATAGATTGCAAATCATAGTCCTGCTCACCTTGAATCAAATTAAACGAAGCAGAGTAGATAGGAATAGTTCCCCCTATTCCAGCTTCGGTAGAATAAGCATCTGATATTCTCCTCTCTATTTCAAAGGAAACTCTGGGGAATTTAAGATTAACATTTTCTGGACCCGTAATCCTTTCCCCTTCGTGATCAAAGGTACCTGTAGTTTGGCCAAGTACATCCGATAAAATGTTCTTGGATTGATGCAAATTCACCAAATAACTATATTCTAAAACGGCTTCTTGGTAGTTAGCATAGACATTACCAGTCTTTAGCTCAATGTCTAAGACATCACCACCGATTTTTTTATAAGTGTAGGCCACCTGATCGGATGCTCCTGATAAGAATTGGGATGAATCCGAGTAAACTTCCAGCGGAAGAAGTCCAGCTACTTCAGTAACTGTCCCGGTAGCGGGCAATATTGACTTGCTCATTTGGCTAATCGGGGTTAAAGTTGGAAATGCCATTATAAATTTTCTCCTAATTCTAAGTAGTTTCCACAAGCACAAAACCCCCCCACAAAATGTGGGAGGGCCTTATTTGAGGTTAAAAACCTATAATACTGATTATAGATCTTCTACGATAACGAGACCGTACATATCTGGACGAACCATCTTCTTCGCGTAGCGAGTCATGACACCCTTACGTGGCACGAAGTCCTCTGTTCCGAAGATTGTTGGTGTCATCTGGAGTGGCACGTATGGTGCGTATACATATCCGCTTTCGAGGAATGAAGAACCTTTACGACCAACCAAGACAACGTTTCTTGGGAAGTAAGGATCGACGTAAACGTCGAACTTCTTGCTCAAAGAGCCGACTTTAACTGCGCCGATTTCGCCGCGATCATCGTCGTGAGTTACGCTTCCACGGAATCCTGCAGTGAACTCAAGGAGGTTGGCAACTTCTGGAGAACAAACTACAAAGTTTGCGCCGCCTCTTAGGGTCTTGCGATGGATCTGTGCAGAAACATCATTAATTGTTTCAGCCAAGGTTTCATACCATTCTGAAACGTTACCAGTGAAGTCTGGGTAAGCAACAGGCGTAGTCGCATCACCAGCTGTTCCTGTGCGACGGTTAACAAATTTACCGGGCAAACGTGACCAGTAAAGCTTTTCAGCTGTTGCACCTTTTACAAGGTCTTCAAGAATTTCTTGATCGATTTCAAGAGCAATGTGCTCTGAAAGGATGGAAGTCAACTCAACTTCTGCATCCAAGTTGTGGTATGCGTTCAAGTCTTGGGCCAATTCTGGTGTCCACTTAGCCTTAAGCTTCTTGGTCTTGGCTGTAACAGCGATTGAATCAACCTTGATGTCGATCTCTGGGATGTTAGGGTTGTTTTCTAATCCCCATGCTTCATCACCTACAATTGAACCAAGTGCTCCGCCGTCAGCAAAGTTATCATCGATTACGAATGAAGCACTAACCGCGCCTGTTGTTGCGTCCAAAATGGCAGTTTCCAAAGTGACCGGATCGGTGCCACCTGCATAAACCAAGAATATGGTATCACCAACAAGAGCTGTATTGGAGGTATTTTTAGAATCGCGAGTGAGGCGACGAACTTGTGAGGCGATGACTGTTTCACCGTCATCAGCTAATGATGTAATTGTTACATAATCTTTAACATTGAACTGCGGAGCTGGGGTACCT